GTTGGCAGGGTGCGGCTCTTGGCAGATCGTGAAACCTCCTTCGTAATTGAAGCGAGGAGGTTTCCGATCTGCTCTGCTGAGAGGGGTGATGGCAGGTTCGAGTTGATGGCTTCAATCACATCCATCGCTGACACCTTGGCATCTACATCCCGAGGCATGTTGAACCTAATGATGATGTCAGACTTAAACCAGTTAGAGATGTGCGAGATGCGTTGGCTATAGTCCATCGAGTGCATCCCCCCATCCTGACTTAGACTTGCGCTCTACCTTCTCAGCTTCAAGGTCGTCTTCCCAACGCTCACCATTCAACCACGTTGATGCGTGTGGGATAAACTTCTGTTCGGTGCCTGCCTCTGCCACATGCTTGGCGTAGGCCAGTGCTGCTTGAACGATTAAGTTAGGATCGGTTCTTGTTGCTGCTCTGGTGAATGCAGCGCGGGCATCACCCTTCCCAATGCGGCGAGGGTATGCCTGCCAGAAGGCGAGGAAGAAGGGAGTGTCGAGGGGGTGTGCAGATTTTGCACCCGAAGTAGTAGTATAGTTAGCTATTCTTTTCTTAGTAATATCTAACCTAGTAATATTACTATCTACTTCGTGTGCAGAATTTGCACGGGTATCGTCTTCATCTGGCATGTCTTGCTCCATAGATGTGATGATGTAGATGTTCGATCCACCTGAACGTGGTTCGATGCGAAGGTATCCTTCGTCTTCAAGGTACTGGATTGCTGTGACTACAGACCGAACAGAGACACAGGCATCATGCGCTAGTGTCTCCCTAGATGGCCAGCATTCTCCATTGCCATTGGCATAGCGGGCTATCGCTAAGAGAACGACCTTGGCTGTAGGATTTTTGATGCGCGTCAGCGCAATATCTGCTAACAGATCGAAGTGGATCATGAGGGTGACTCCCCTTTCATGGTTCAGGCCGACGCTGCTCTCCCCAGCTAAGCCATCATATGGGCGGGTCGAGTGTTGAAGCACTCCCCGCCCATTCTTCTTAGCAGATCACTGACCTTCTGGCCACCAGAGTTTGTCTTGCGTCATGCTGTAGTGGCCAACAACTTTATTGTAATCGGCAAGGTGATCTTCTCTGACCTTACGTTCGCAATGGATAGGCCATCCTTTATTTTTTAGATCATAAATTCGAGCGGCCAATCTAAAGCACCCAAACATTTGCAATGCTTGTAGTGGCGTAATAGTTTTCCCTGTTTTCAAGTAGTTAAGGATTTGTTGGTTCTGCGCTTCTGTCATTGCTGCTCTCCATCAGCTTTTGAAATGTTTCGCCGGACATAATCACGACGACCTGCGGCTCTCCTCTTCGCCGCTTGTAGATAGCTAAGTCACGGTTGGTCAGCACAGTGAAGGGACTTGGGAAGCTGGACGCATCCCGATACTTCACCTCTGTTACCAGTCGGTGTCCCATGATTTCTGTGATGATGTCCCCTGAATACTCTCCTCCCAATGCGCCCGAGAGGGGCTGGCGTTTAGCTGGGAGGCCAATCTTTTTGAGCCAGTCGACAACCCAGTTCTCATGGTAGGTTCCTTTGGCTTTGTTTCTGTTGGGCATTGGTCGCTTTCATAGCAGGACATGCAGATCAACCAGTGACCACCGTATTGCTTTAAGATGGCAACGAAGTTGGCGACATGCGAGTTGCAGTTGTCACACTTGATTCCGCTGGACGACTTCAATGTCGTAGCCCAGTGCGTCCAGCCAGCACATCAGCATAAACCCAGAGGGTATACGCTTGTGAGTTTCCCATTTGTGGATCAGCGATACCGTGCATCCGATCACATCAGCTAGTGCTTCTTGGCTTAAACTTCGCTCGGATCGTGCGAGGATTAAACGAGACACCAGCTCTTCGTAGTTCTTCGGTATGCTTACGGGCTTGTTGAAGTGCGTGAAGTTTTTCAATGGCCTGCATCACCCTCGCTGCTGTCTCATGGCGAAGCTCCGTATCACCGTTGATTGTGCGATAGTAGGTAGAGGTTGGGATGTCAGCCTCTTTGAATGACTTCAATAGGCTGAGTCCACACTCTTCGGCTCTGTCTTTGAGGATGTTCAGGTATGATTTCATGCCGGAATAACTGCATGGTCGCAGCTATAAGTCAACCTCGTTGAGTATTTGTCTTACAAAGTTAAGGCATGAGGCGGCAGGAAGGTAGCCAATCAGCTTCCCATCCTGCCACACATACACTCCATCAGGTCTCGTCGTCAGGATCACTGACGTATCCGTTCCCATGACAACACTCACACACTTCGATTGTGACATAGATATCTCCATACGCATTGCTAGAAGACATGCGTGAGTAGTGTTCAACCTCTACCTCGCCTTGCCCTCCACATTCAGGACAGTCAATCCACCCCTCAGAATATGATGTCGTCATCTAGTGGTGCCTCATAGATATGTTGATGCTCCTGTTCCCAAGCATTGGTTGCCCGTGAGATAAACTTCTCGCGGTTAAACTTGGGGTTCGATGCTGCAAGTTTATCTGCCAGATCATGCAGCGCACTCGGCCAGCCCACCATTGGGCCGACCGTATCTGCAATGAAATCAAAGTGTTGGCGTGACATCTTCATGTTGGCTCTTCCGTGTTTCGATGATGCGTTCAGTGACTGGCTCAATTACAAAGCCATCACGATGAGTGTGATAAAAAGTCACAGAGAATGAAGCGCCGTGTTTGTCACGTCCCTTCCATTCGTAGGTAGTGAAGTCGCTGAAGTGAGTGATGCTCGGTTTGATATTCACGATGTTGTGAATGTTGATTGATGCTTCGCTGCTCATGCGATTTCTCCCCAGAGTTTGTGTTGCATTGCTTTGGCAATCGCATCCTCACGATTGCGGCGGGCTACTTCAGGATTCTTCAGGTCGCTGGTGTGGCTAGCCCAGTAGGTCAGGCAGTTATACAAGGCCCACTTGTTGGACCCGAGTTGGTCTGCCTCGTCGCCCCAGATAGAAAGCAGGCGCTCAAGCTGACGCTCGTTGGTCTTGCCTGCCTGCTGCATGGTGTATGCCTTGGCAACAGTGGCCTTGAAGAATGTCTCGGCCATGTCAGTGGTGACACGGGCTGACATCCAGTTACGCCATAGATCAGGCTGCGTCAGGAACATGTCGAGTGCGTTAATCATCTTGAGCGAAGAGCCTTCGATGTTGATCGACTCGGTATGCTTGAAGCGAGACTGCGCTGCATGTTGTGGTGTGGTGCAGCCATTGAGGCAGAACAAGCGAAGGCCATCGGCTGCTTGGCTGAATGCCCAGCTTGCATCGTAGCTGTTGAAGAAGCTGATGCGGAACTTAACAAAGTCACCGACCTTTGGCTGCACAGTCAGATCATTAAACAGAATCTCACCGCGCAGCTTGCGACCACCCTCAACCACTGAAAACTTGGTCGTATAATCTTGGCTGACGTTGGCTGTCTTCAGTGCATCCATCATGCTGTTGATCACATCGTCATGCTTCACGATGCGATAGCGTGAGCCATGAACACCAAGCACTTCGTTGGTATCAGTCCGCATCACGCACTGCTGATCTGGAATTGCATTGCCGAACTTGTCGTATACTTCCTGCATCTCAACGGGAAATGCGAAAGCCTCAGGCTGCATGTCAAACATTGGTTCTCTCCTTATTGCATTGACAGAACGGCGGTGACATCCGAACACCAGATGCCATCTTGCGGTAGGTTGAATTGGTCACGCTCTTCACCAGTGAAGAAGGTTGCCTGATCGTAGTCGGTCCAGCCAAACTTGTTGGACCAGAAGACAGGTTCATCGCCACTCATTGACGGCTTATGTGCGATCACAAAGTTAATCATTGGTTCTCTCCTCTATCTTGATTGCCTTGCGCCATTTGTAGATGGACGCGATTGATACATTCATTTTCTCTGCGGCTTTTTCAGTTCCGATTTGCTTTGACAATCGAACCGCTTCGAGTCTCGTCGTGTCGTCCAGCCCGTAGTCCGGGTGGTATGGTGAGCGTTCCATGTGTGATCCTCCCGGTCAGTGGCTCAGGGTGTGAGCCAAAGACCTCCGAACAGAATGGCGAACAGTAGGACTGATCCGATTGCAGCGTCGATGATGTCACGTTTCATAGCTATCTCCAGCGTTGTGAAATGGGGGGCCGAAGCCCCCCGTGAGGGGCCTCAGGATGC